GTTGGTGAGCGTGGCCGAGAAATGTTTGTCCCTACAACATCAGGTACAATCGTTCCTAATAATCAACTTGGTGGAGGAACTACAAATGTTATCAACGTTAAAGTTGATGCCTCTGGAACGCAAGCAGAGGGTGACGAGGCTACATCTAGTCAGCTAGGTAAACTTATTGGATTGGCAGTACAGCAAGAGCTCGTTAAACAATCAAGAGCAGGAGGGCTTTTATCTAGAGCATAATTATGGCAACTTTTCCAAGTATTACACCAACGTATAGTTTCTCAAAAAATACAAGTCCAAGAGTTCGTACTGTTGTTTTTGGTGATGGATTTGAACAGCGATTATCATTTGGTATTAATCAAAATCCTAAAACTTATAGCTTGGAATTTAGGGTTTCTGAAACAGAATCTGATGTAATAGAAGCTTTCTTGAATAGTAGAGCTTTTGACAACGAAAGTTTTAACTTTACACCACCTGCTGAAGGCATTTCTAAAACAGGTACATATTCAAGATCAGGCAGCACAGTTACAATCACAATTACTAATCATGGTGTAGCAATAGGAGATAAAGTTACATTAGATTTTACAAGTGGTTCTGCTGCTGATGGTGATTATATTGTTTCCTCTGCTGTCAACCAAAATACTTTTACCGTTATAACAACTGCAAGCGGCACGACAAGTGGAAACGTAGATTTAACGATGTCAGGGCAGCGTAGATTTGTTTGTGATAGTTTTACAAAGACGATTCCATCCTTGAATCGTGCTGTAATTCAATGTACATTTAGGGAGGTATTTGAAACCTAATGGCTTATCCTGCTTGGACTGCAAATACAGTTGTAACACTCGGAACCGTTGTAAGGGCAGCTTCCGCTATTGTGCCAACTGGTCTTGTTTTTGAATGTACTACATCAGGAACTACAGGCGGTTCTGAACCTCCTTTTGGAACAGATGTAGGTTCTACTGTTACTGACAATACAGTTGTATGGACTGCCATAAGCAGTGTTTTTGAGGATCTAAATTCTTTTGCGCCTGATAAAATTATTGAATTATTTGAACTAAAATTTGTTACTGAAGTTGCAGCCGTTTTAGGTGTACCAAAATATTATTTTCATAATGGTTTAAATGAAGGTTTTACTGGAAATATCGTTTTTAATAGCAATACATACACTGCAATTCCAATAAAAAGTGAAGGATTTGAACTTGTTACACAGGGTACATTGCCAAGACCAACTTTAACAGTAGCAAATTTAGACGGTTCTATTACCGCACTTATAAAAACAGTTAACAATGTTCAACGTGTAACAAACCCAAGTCAAACAGCTATTTTTAGTGGTAATGACCTTGCTAACACTGAAGTTAGGAGAATTAGAACATTGCGTAAATATCTTGATGGACAACCTGATGCAGATCCAAATGCAAGGTATCCAGATCAGATATTTTTTATTGATAGGAAAGTTTCTGAAACAAGAGATGCGGTCACATTTGAACTATTGATGCCTGTGGATAAGCAGGGAGAGGCCATACCTAAACGAATTTGTGTTGCTAATATTTGCCAATGGGTTTATAGAAGTTCAGAATGTAGTTATACAGGTACAAATTATTTTAATTTTGAAGATCAAGCTGTTGCTACCGCTGCTCAAGATGTTTGTGGTAAAAGAATTAGTTCTTGTAAAGCAAGATTTGGACAATTTGGTGCTTTGCCTTATGGGGGCTTTCCTAGTCTTGGTATGTTGCAATGAATCTTACAGAAGATATTAAAAAACAAATAATGGATCATGCAAAAGAAGAATCTCCAAAAGAATCTTGTGGTCTAATAATCGTAAAAAAAGGTAGAAATAGATATAAAAAATGTAAAAACATAGCTGAATTACCTAAAGAATGTTTTGTTTTAGCTGACGATGATTACATCAAAGCTGAAGAGGAAGGTGAAATTGTTGCCGTTGTACATTCTCATCCTTACTCACAGCCTACACCTAGCGATGGAGATAAAGTTGGGTGTGAAAAATCTGGGGTGCCTTGGATTATTGTCAATCCAACAATAGAAAAATGGGGTTATGTTGAGCCATCTGGTTTTGAGTTACCTTATGTAGGAAGAAGTTTTCAGTTTGGAATTATTGATTGTTATTCTCTTGTAAGAGATTATTTTAAAAAAGAACTTAATTTACAACTTAGAGATTATTATAGATGCGATAAATTCTGGGAGAAAGGACAAAATTTATATGAAGATAATTTTATGAATGAAGGTTTTAGAAAAGTGCCACTAGATCAAATACAAAAACATGATGTTTTACTTATGCACCTTGAAGCAAACTTACCAAATCATGCAGCAATTTACTTAGGTGACCAACAAATTCTTCATCATGTAGGCGAAAGATTAAGCAGCAGAGATATTTTAGGCGAGTATTATATAAAAAGCACTGCTTTTGTTGCTAGACATAAATCATTATGAAAACTATTAAAGTTTATGGTGAATTAAGAAAAAAATTAGGTCAATCAACATTTGAGTTAGATGTTGCGAACCCATCTCATGCAATAAAAGCTTTATGTGTAAACTTTCCTGAATTAAGTAATTGGTTTTTAAATAATGATGATCTAGGTAATGGGTTTAAAGTAACTGTTGGAAAACAAAAAATTTATCAAACAAATCTTAAACCGATGATAGAACCTTGGGCGGAAAAAGATGTCATGCACATTGTTCCTGTAATAAAAGGTGCTGGTAGGGGTTTTGGACAAATATTAGCTGGCGCTTTATTAATAGGGTTGGCTGTTTTTGCCGCGCCAATAGCTGGGGGTGGTTTTTTAGGTAGTTCTGGAAGTGGTTTTTTAGGTGCTGCTGCATCAAAAGCGATAGGGTATATTGGAACAGCTTTAGTTTTAGGTGGTGTTAGTCAATTATTAAGTCCAACACCGCCAGGGTTTGAAGAATCAACAAAGTTAGAAAATTTTGCTTTTAGTGGAATTGTTAATGTTGGGCGTCAAGGTGTACCAGTTCCGATTTGTTATGGTCGTGTTATTACTGGAAGTGTGGTGATAAGTGCAGGTCTTAATTCACAACCTGTTACCATACCACCCGAATAAACTATGATTGATGAAAATAGAGTAATAAGA